ATCATAGTTCCCTGAAAGGAAAACTGTGGTTGGAACGAGTGCTCCATTGCCAGCAGCTCCGAATGTCTTATCAGTCCCAAAGTAATTTCCAGCCAAAATTCCAACACATCCAGTTAAATCTGCATAAAGCAAAGTTGCACCACTGGATAGATTAGGAAATACTGGAAATACATTGTTTCTAATATAAACTCCATTCATACCAGAACCACCAGCAAGATAGAGATTGCAGTCAACACTATCAGCAGGACCAGAGAAAATATTATCTTCAATAACAACATCTTGTGGCACTGCAGCCGATGTTCCTAAAAGAACAATATCTCCTACATTTTTGTAGAACATATTGCCCTTAATCAATACTTGCCAAGCACCACCAGTTGAAGCCCATTGAATTGCACCACCAGTTTTAGCACTAGTCGCTGTTGAACCTTTACAGTTCTTGAAGTGATTATTAATGATAGCTGTGCCAAAAGCTGATTTAGTAGAACCATCATCATCAAGCAAGATGCCACCACCAGTTGCTCCAGCACCATTAAAGCCCAAATTTGCAATTAAGCAACCAGGAGCTTGTACTGTTAAGATCGGTGAAGTAGTGGTAGTGCCAACTTTTAATTGTGGCAATCCACCTTGTGTTCTATTAGCAGAAACACCAATTAAAGCCATTCTGGAAGAACCTGCTGGAATAACAATATTCTCAGCATAAGACTCTGGGTCAGTCGCACCAGCAGCCATATTCTTAGCTTTAATATAAACAATTCCACCATCTTCAGCTGCAGCTGTGACACCTTTCTGAATAGTAGCAAATGGTTTTTCTGGAAGATTACCAGCATAGGTATCACTACCATTATCACCATCAACATACCAGACATTATTCAAGGCAAATATTTCTAATCCGAGACCAAGCACTTCTGTTGATTGAATCTTTGCTCCGTATTTCAGAGCAGGAAGAAAATCTTTTAAATACATGTTTTTGTCTTTTATCTTTTTTAATCCTCTCTCTTGTAGTCATTAGCTCAAGGTAAAGAGCAGATTCGACCCAATCTGACTGGTTTCACTTTACTAAGGAAGCCAGCAAAGGAAAGGTTTAACATTAGCTACCAGTAATTCCAGTCATCAAGCTATTCAATCGAGGATTGTTGCAAAGTAAATTGCCCATCAATAAAATATGTCCAACACGACCGTATTGGTCAATTGGAGTATTGAATCCAGAAAAAGCAAATCCAGTTGTTACAGGAATGCTATAAACTGAATCTAATTCATTTGTATTGAATTTAATTGGCTTATAATCTGGATGTGTTGAAAGAAGACCATAGAAAGCTATAGACCTTGTATTCAACATAAACAGATAGCCATTTGGACAAACTTCATCTGCAACTACAGGAACACCACGATAGAAAATAGCATTGAAACCTTGTGCACCCTTCAAGTTAGTTCCAGGAGCAGCAATGTTAGGCAAACCATTAGCAGAAGCACCAGTAAATTTAGAATAACCGAGTAAAGTATTGTTCGAAACTTGATTAGACAATGTTGGAGTTAAAAGTTTCTCATAATAATTCCAAACTGCCTTAGTGGTAATTATCAAGTCGGGAGTATCAGCCCCATGAGAAGCTGCATTATACGAAGTCCCCAAATTAGTAAGTGTTAAATTACCAACTGAAGTCGTCAAATTACCCTTTAAGCCAGTATAAGTGGCTCTTGATAAACTACCATAAGAAGTAGCACCAAGTGCACCATCATCACAAGCATTAATCAAAGACAAGAAATTCTTGCCAGTTTGTAAGGTATAAAACAAAGTAGCAATATCTGAAGCCATATCTTGGGCATCAGAAGCCATTTGTCTGGCTACCAAATCAATCACTTTACTGGTATCATTTACATCGACTTCCATCTGACTAATAACAACTGGAATTTCTCGTCCAGTAGGATTAAAAGTCATATAAGTAAATGGTTCAACCTTAGTTGTGCTAAATCTCTCTAATCCATCAAAAGACATACCCTCAGTATTCTGGGCATGTTTGATAGGAAATCTCATTTGAGAACCCTTCCAAGTCTTTTGTTTTCCAAGAAAGAAAAGAGTGACTGGAGAAAAGTTCAAAACTGTATCAACGGTTTTAGCTGCAAGGTATTCAAGCGTTGATGAACTTACGGAAGCTCGAGAAGTAAAATCAGCCATAGAAATATTTTTATTTATTTGACCTGCCCCCTAAATACCGTCTCAGAATGGGAATTAGAAATCCAAGAAGTCCATTGACTTCATTTTGGCATAATCTACTCCGCCTTGTTCTGATGTGGATGCTTTTGAAGATGTGCCAATTTTAGAACCTTCCTCTTGTTTTATTTTTGTCTTTTCATATTCTTTCCTTCCTTCTTCACGAGCTTTTTTTACTTCTTGCCACCTATCGGCAGCTTTAAATAAATCTGGCTCTTTCTTATCTACCGCATATTGTATCAATTCTTCCTCTTCTTCTTTAGTAGTGATAATACCCTGTGCTCTTAACTGAGTTAAAGCATTATCAATATACTGTTCTGCCTGCTGTTTACCTAATTCTTCTTGTTGTGCTTGCTCATTAAGAATTTCTCTTAATTTGCCAACAGTTAGGAATTGATCCTCACCTTGCTGAGCACCAGTTTGCTGGTTAATAGCATCAGTAATTGCTTGAAGATTATTCTTAATATCTGCCAATTCTTGACGAGTTAAAGTATAACCTTTTTGCAATCCCTGCGTTAATTTAGCAACTTGCTCTAAAGTGAGTGGTTCTGAATTGGTTTCTTCTGACTTTTGATTAGCTTGTTCATTATCTTTGGAAGTTGTTTCTTCTTCATCTTTCTCCTCTCCATTGATAATACCAGCTACAAATTGGTCATTATTTGTATCTTCCATAAAAGTTGCTCTTGCGAGACTTTTTTTTAATTTTATTTTGTTATCGACCTTTAAGTTGTTTTCTTTTTTCTTAAACGATTTTTCAAGGCATTCATTACCTTTATTATTGAATCTATCGTTTTAGGAGAAGCCGATCTTTCAATTGCTGTTCGATAAATATTTGAAGAATAAATTTTCCCCAGTGCTGATTCCGCAACACTTCGAGTAGCATCGGCAACTTTATTTTGTTGCACAGCATGCACCATTCCCATAAATCTTTGCTGGGCACGACTTTTACTGGGCATAAATTTACATTTGATTTAAAATTTCTTTTGCTCGACCAGTTATTTGCAATTGCTCTTCTGGTGATAATTGCTTAAATTGCTCTGATTGTAATATTTGATTAATTCTGGCTACCTGCTGAGCTCTTGGATCTTGAGCTGGTTGCTGTGCTTGTCCAGCAATAGTTGGTTGTGCCTGTCCTGTAGCTGGTGATGGTTGTTGTGGAGGTTGAATTTTTCCAGTAATTGCCAGCCAATTATATAAATCTTGAGTTCGTTTGTCTGTATTAGTATAAGACATTTCCTCAAATAAAGTTGTAGGATCTATCATACCGAATTGTGCTAACTGAATTGCGTTTGCTCTTTTAGTTACTTCATCTGTAGGCAAAGTAGAACCTTTCTTAACCATTATTATTATTCCTTTCGGAATCATCTCACTTGTCAATTTAATCTCTTCATTGGTTTTTGTATCATAAAGAGTATCTCCTATATCAGAATACACTTTTACCATGTGTAGATAAGCATTATACCACTCCTCAACAACTTGTTCAACATTGCGGACTATTAAATCTAATCTTCCATAATCAGAACTCATTAAAAGCTGTCTGCCACCAAGAGTTTCTTGTTGTGCTCTTTCTCCTCTCGTAGTGGAATGCATTCCTATTGTATTATCAATTTCAGCTAATAAATGTGATAAATGATTAAACAATGAAGCATCTGGTTTGCCTGATTGCACTTGTCCGACTGAACCAGCTGGGGCTCCTCTATCTAAATAAACTAATAAATCGCCAGTTTCATTAACTAATGCCTGTGCTTTAGTTTCACTCATTGCTTGTGAAGAAACTACCCAAACTCTTTTTTGTCCTTCATTCAAATCTAAAATTTGTCTTTCTAATTGGCTGACACCTTCCTGAATTGGGGCAGCTTGTTCAATTAGCGAAGTATCATCATAAAATCCGCTTTCGTCTCCCAAATTAAAAACATTAAGAAAAATGTAAGGAAATTGCGGAGTATCAAAAATGTTATTGTCTACATTGTCATAATCCCAATTAGGATTTTTCATTTTATCAAGAATTCTGTCTCTCAATTTCCAACAAACCCATTCTCCATTACCACCCCAAAATTCTATATATTTTATTTTTGCTTTAGGATTGTCTCCTGCAACTTGTTTTAGAAAATCTTTTTGTTTAGGAAACTTCTTTTCAAGGTTTTCTAATGTATCTTCTAATTCATCCCAGATAAATTCACAATTCTCTTTACTGGTAGCATATTTATCCATTCCCACCTTTTTCGGCAAAACAACTTCTGTTACAAAACCTTTTTTATCCCAGCGATATTTAAGAATTCCCACTCTATAAATAAACCAATTACGAATCATTCTTTGTAATTTCTGTTGCATCTGATACTTAACCTCATAAGCCAGTTGCAATGCTTTTTGAATTCTATCTTTGGTATTGTTGTCAATTTGTCCTAATACAGTAGGTTCTGGGGGCTCTGAAGTCAAAATCGGAATAGCAGTTTCAACATCAGCAAAAATTCTATTAGCAGTAATTTTAGCTTTAGCTGGATGAAAATCCTGTGCTTCTTTTTCAGTTCCGCTTATCCAATATCTTTTATTTTTAATTCCAATCTTATCAATCTTATCTTTCAAATCAATACTTTCTTTCATTGCCTTGTCTACTGCCCTGACCAATTCATCGTCAGGAGTATTTAATTGTAATTTCTCCCGATAAGAAAGAACATCTTTATTTAATTCTTCTGTTAAAATTTCTTCTGACATAATTAGTGTAAATTAGGGGCTATATTTATATTACCTTTAGGAAAGTTTTCCCACTTTTTAATTGTGGTATCTCCACCCATTCTCTCAAGAGCTAATCTAAAATAAACTGTAGCGTGAACAAAATGATCTTCACCCTGACTTTCCCAAACATCTCTTTCAATTCCTAAACTGTCTTTTTCTACTACCTTATAAACCGATGACCAATGATTAATATAATCTGCTAAATCTTCCAATTTCATCTGAAACTTTATTTTACTCTCTATTAGTTCAGAAATCAATAGCTCAATCATTTTTGTGCGGTCGGAATAAACTGTAAATGTATTGGAGTCCCAATTAATAAAATCTGCTTTTTGAATTTCTTTCTTATAATAACTCAACCACACTTTTCCAAGAAACTCATTTCTAATTTTTCTTGGCTCTGTCAAATCAGGTAAAGCATCAAATACTACTACTTTAATATCATAAAGTTTTATTAAAT